CCTCGGCGTTTTAATCGGTTTAGCCGTAAAGTAAGGGCGTGGGATGGCCGATTCTTATCTACAAACGTCTATCAAGAAAAGCGACTCCGTAGACGCGGGTTCGACTAAAATTGTAGATATATTATCCTTTTCAAAATTCAACTGTATTGAATACCTAGTTTGTTTCGACAAAGGGTCTAGTTTCCAGGCCAAGACCCTCAATCTCAAAGTTTATAGAGACGATACAAATGTATGCAGTCAGGTTTATGGTAGAAACTCAGCTCCTGTGAGCGTCGAGGTAAATGCTTCAGGTAATGGTGGATCTTTAGAGCTTTCTGTTAAAAATAACGAAACAACGCCAGTTTCTGTAAGGCTGGTGCGAACAATAATATAAATACATGGAGGTATTTAGATGAGTAGAGATTTATTCGGAGTAGAGCTAGGTTTAGCGATATTTGGTAAGGATGGCGATGCACCACAGGCGGAGGTGCTATCAGGTTTAGCAGTTCCTGGCGGTGATTCAGCGGAGCAAGATGCCGCTCCCATTCCCTCACTATATTTCAGATCAGGCACTACAGAAATTTATAAAAAGATTGCTCTAGTAGGCAATGCAGCAGATTGGGAGCTTTTAAATACAGGCGCCTCAATGGATGTCACTTTCAGAGAAGAGTGTGTTCGTGTTGCAACCAGTGAACAGCTTGCTGCTCCAGGCACTAGAGATTTAACAGCTAATCCTTTTACAGACGATGAAGGCACTTTAATCACTGCCAATGATTTTCAGGTTGGTGACTATATTATCTCTGGCGTTGGCGGATCATCTGAACAGCTTTTAGAAGTAACTGCTGTAGCTTCTCCGAATATTACAGTAGCTTTCGCTGCGACTCCGCTTGCTGCAGGTAACAACTTCGTTGTTAAAAACTACCTCCCTGACAGTGATGGATCTCAAGAGCTTCAAGCTTTAGTTCATTTCAACGGCACAGATGTAATCAAACTAGGTGATGCTAATTGGGAGCTTCTAACAGGTATTTCTCTAAGCGGTTCGTATGTAGCCAACGCTGGAGATGTGGTTGCTGGTGATTCCGGTGAAGAAGCTATCGCTAAGCTTGACGGTAACAACGATGCTCAGGACCAAGTTTTAGGAACAGCTCAAGGCGCAACTAATCTTGGAACATTCACAGGCGAAATCATTTCTGACAACGGTTCTGTAAAAGATGCTCTACAAGAATTAGAGACTGCTCTTGAAGAAGTTGGACCTGTTGCAAACTTAGGCCCGGCTGTAATCAACCAAAACTCTCCTACGCTTGTCGATACTCTTTTAGTTGACGAATATCAGTCTGTTGAGTGGTTGGTAACTGCACACGATGTTGGTACTCCTGGAAATGTAAAGATTTTTAAAATCTTAGGTTTCCATAACGGTCATTCTGCTGCTGACGCTTCTAGTGTTAAAGATCAAATTTTTGTAAAACAGAGAATTGGTAACTTTAACCTTAAAGCTGATGTTGTATTAAACGGTTCTGGAGCTGCTCAAACTATAGGTTTACAGCTAGACACTTCTGACTCTTCTGGAATCAGATACACTGTCAAAAGAACAGAAACTACTGAAGCTCTATAATGGCTATCAACTCAAACGAAGCCTACGGACTCGAACAGTTCGGGGTTATTTTTACAGGACCAGACGGAGACGTTTCCCTCTACATAGTAGGGGGTGTTGGTTCACCTGTGGGACAGCAAGCGCCTGTCCCTACTTTATATATTGATGAACAAGCGCGTATTTGGAGAAAGTTTGGACCTCTAGTCACTGATTGGGTTCTTCAAGAGGCTGGATCAACCCCTCAGGCTTTCAATTGTTTTAGAGCTGGAAATGCGACAAATACAGATGCAGGCAGTGGAATAGACTGCGCAAAAGGAGGAGGTGCCGATGTCTTCTAATTTACCTACACCTGAGTTTAGGTGGGCCAACCTTTCAGACACCACGGCTGCGTGGGATGCTAAAAACCCTGTCTTTATGTCAGGTGAGATTGTTTATGATGAAACTGTTAAAAAAATAAAAATAGGAGACGGGGTAAGCACTTGGTCTCAACTTCCTTATGAGGCTGGGACCGTAGATCATGGAGCCCTTCAAGGTCTTGCTGACGACGACCATCCACAATATTTTAACCAAGCGCGAGGCGATGTTCGATATTACACTCAAACGCAGGTCGATAACTTATTAAACCAAAAATATGATGCCTCAAACCCTAATAACTATGAAACCCCTGCACAGCTAAACAATAGAGACGCAGCTAATAGGGATAGAGCCAATCATACAGGCACTCAAACAGCCTCAACTATTTCTGATTTTTTAGCCGCTGTTCAAGCAGCAGAAACCTCCGCTATACAAATGAAGACGGAGTAAATCAGGATATTGATTTAAGTGTTTATATTGATGATACAAATTTATCCAGACTAGTCTCTGGTACTTTAAACGGCACTACAGGTATAGCCACTTTTCAGAGAGATGATAGCTCAACATTTGATGTAGACTTCAGCCCTTTTTTAAGCGGCGTAACAGATCATGGCAACCTTTCAGGTTTAGGTGATGACGACCATCCGCAGTATTTTAATATTGCTAGAGGGGATGCCAGGTATTATACGCAGGGGCAGATTGATACCCAGCAAAATGCTCAAAACACAAATATAGGCAACAATGCATCGAATATTTCTTCTAACACTTCTAATATTACTTCTAATGCTAACGCCATCACAGCCGAGCAAACTGCAAGGGCAAACGGGGATTCTAACCTTCAAACACAAGTAACTGCGAACAATAACGCTATTTCGGCAGAGACAACGAACAGGCAAAATGCAGATACTAACCTGCAGAACCAAGTAAACTCTATACAATCAGATCAAGCCGCTCAGAATGGTTTGATCGCAGCGAATACTGCAAAGGTGTCAGCTGACGGACCTGTTTCAACTCACTCTGATGTAAATCTTGCCGGGGGTAACTCTGGAGAGGTTTTAACATTAGAAAGCGGAATAGTAGTCCCGAAGCCTATAACAAACGGATTCACTATATTTCCAATATGGGCTGAAGAAAACGGCGGCATAGGAAGTGGTCAATACGAATGGTCATTCGGAAACGGGGCGACCGGGAATGACATCGGAATACCTGTAGCTTTTGATTGCACTCTTTTTGCTGCAACTTTTAACGCTGATGTTTTTGGAACTTCTGTTTCTGTAAATATTTATAGAAGAAGAAACGGTGTAAATACATTGGTGTGGACCCCTTTGTTCAATAACAACAATGAGGTGGTAAACCAAGCGAATCCGATAGAGTTTTTAGCTGGAGATACGGTGGTTTTTCAAACCAATACTGCAAACGGCAGTACGACGGACGCTAGAATAGTTGCATGGTTTAGGCAGGTTGCTACAAACGATTTTGCTAAGACTACATTCGACCAGGCTGCAGGGAGCGGTATTAACTTTACCTCTACAACTTTCGCAGACGTTCCGGGTTTGACTACTACAGTAACCTTAACAAAGCCTGGATCGGTATGGGGTGAGGCGACTTACTCAGCAGCTAGATCCGGGGCGGCTAACTCTGTAGCTCAGTTCAGGGTGGTAATAAACGCAGACAACGGATCAGACTTTCCAGATACCTTATCTACGTTTTTTGACAACGGTGTGGCGGATCATTTTTTACAAAACCAGCCAGCAGGAACTTATACTATTAAGCTGCAAGCGCAGGTTTCTCAACCAATCAATATAGGAGCTGTCGCAATAAAAGCTACAGCAACGGAGGACTAAAATGCAAAACGACTTTCCTTTAAAAGAAATAAATCTAAGCAGGCTTTTAAGTGAATTTAGCGAGGGTCTTAAAAATAAGATCACTGCTATAACCACAGACGGTCAAATATCTGTTTACCTTAAAGAGGCTTTGACCACAGAGGAAACTGCTGAACTTTCTACGGTTATAACAGCCCATGACGGAACTCCTACAGCAGAGCTTAGGGTTCACAGAGTTTTAAGTAAAAACCTAGATCACCGCACAAGTGATTTCTCTATCCTTGGATTTAGAAAATCGTCTCCTAAGTATGTTAGGGGAAGAAAAGTTGAAGCCGATTATATGTGTATAGAAAAAGATGAGGTCATTGTTAAAAAGCTTTTTAGCGATGTTAGAAATGAAGAGGGTATACTGACCGGGCTTAAAGTAAATTTTGAGTGGTGGGATGAGAACAATCAGGTAGGGGATGTAAAAGAGGAAATAGTTAAAACCTATAACCAATGGGAAGCTCAAACAGAAGAGCGAAAGCGTCGCGACCGTCAAATAGATTTTTTAGTGGCTGAGGGGATCAGATCAAACACTTCACAATATATTGATTTAGTTTTTGGCTTTTTTAAACTTGAGATAGATAAATATAGAGCCTCTGGATCAAATGCTTGGGAATTGGCTTTAAGAAATCATGCTCCAAAATTTATAAACGACGATCCCGGTCAAGGCCCGGATGCTACAGCTGTAGAAACACAGGTTTATGGAATCCTTGAAACTATACCTGAGAACAATCTTTCTGTTAAAGAGGCTATTTTATATCAAATATGCGGCGAGTGGCCTGCTAGATTAGGAGAGGGTTAATGAAAAAGTTAAAAAGGTTCCTTGTATTTTTTGCTATGTTTCTATTAACACTTATAGATGTGCCCTGGGCTGTCTTTAATGTAGTTAAAGGCGGTATTATATTCGGCATAGGCAAAGCTTTAAAAATGCCTAAGCTTGCTACTTACGGCAGGAATATAGCCCTTTCAGTGGATCAATTTTTAAGTGCCAAGTTTATGGGGCAAGATCCTGATGTGACTATTTCTATGGCTCTAGGGGTTGCAAAATATAAGCACGAAGAGGGAATTGCCAAAGTTGCTCTATATTGGCGGTTTTTCTATAATTTCGTGAATATGCTCTTTAGTTGGCAAATTGATCATGTGAAAGAGTCCATAGAAAAGGAAGAGAAGGCTTTAGGGACTGTAATACATTTGTATACAGACGTTGATCCTGACTGGACAGACCTTGATATTCCTGGCAATTCGCCTGAAACTTTAGCTAAAGAGGAGAGTGCTTAATGTCTGATTTTGATCGAAAGGTAGGAGATACTCTAGGGCTGCGTTTAGCTCTATACCCTGCTGACGATACAAAATTCGTTCAAGCATTCCTTACCGATAAGAATGGAGGAGCTGTAGCGGTGGTTCCTTTGCCTAACGTAGGGGCAGGTATTTATTTAAACAATACTGTTCAAATGCCTCAAACTCTCCAGGTGTTTGCTAGATACGTTGTATATGAAGACTCTGGCTTCACCACGGTATCCTGTGATTACCCAGGTGGCTCAGATGTATTTGATCTAGATACTGGCGTGACGGCCTCCTCAGGCGCTAATGAGGATCGTATTTCAGCAAACTTTGAAGCAAACGCGGATCTCAAGGCCAATTTAGAAACCATAGAATTGAAAGCAAAGCTTGTTTCTGATGAAATAGGTGTGAGTATTTCAGAAAATGCTAATTTAAAAGCCACTATTCGCAGCAGCAGCTTAACGGCTAACATTAAAAGCCAAGATGTTTTAGCGGATTTAGACTAAGGAGAATGTATGGCCTGCGAAAATGAAAAGATAAATATTATTTTAGGCAAAAAAAAGGATTTCGATCTTACAATTAGAAAAGGGGATGACGCCTACGACCTAACAGGCCTTGAAGTGAAAGTATGTTTGCCTGGAGCTACGGCACCTGTTGAGCTTACTTCTTCAGCAGGAGAGCTTACTATTGCGGACGCTGTGAAAGGAAAGGTTACCGGGACGATCCCTTCTGCTAAATCATCAGGCTTAGTAGTGGGTGAAGATCAGTCAATTCAAGTTGAGGTCGGTCCTACCGGAGGCGATTTTGAAGCTGACATCATCGAAGAGGCGTTGACCGTCGAAGAGAGTCTTTGCTAAGTATATACCATATCCCTACCAACGAGTAATACGAACAAGGATCTGGAATGAAAATAAAAGAATGGGACCCTTCTCTACTAGAGACGGGCATACCTAAAGGGGCATACCGAAATGTCCCTAACGATGTTTACCACGAAATAACAGAATACATTGGACGCTCACAGCTCATGAAGATGCGCAAGAGCCCGGCACATTTTAAATATGCGCTAGAAAACCCTAAAGACCCCACCGATTCCTTAATTTTTGGTAACTTTTTACACACCTTTGTGTTAGAGCCCCACCTAGTTTTCGAGCTCTACGCTAGGGAGCTGCACGGGGTAAGCAAGCAATCAAAGGCTGGAAAAGCAAAGCATAAAGAACACGCCGAAAAGCACGAAGGCAAAATCATAATGAAGCGTAAGGATTGGCGCGAGGCTATAGCGATGACCAGGGTTATCCGGGAGCATAGCTACTACCAAGCTCTTACAAAATCAGGAGAGCCTGAAATAACTTTTTTTGGTGAAATCAACGGAGTGAAAACTAAGTGTAGGTTAGACTGGTGCAACTATAAAAAAATGTTTTTCTGGGATTATAAGACAACAGCTGACGCCTCTAAAGAATCATTTATAAAATCTATTTCAAATTTTGACTATGACGTTCAAGCTGATTTTTATGCCCATACAATATTTTCAGCAACGGGTGAGCACATGAGGGGTTTTATGATTTTAGCTCAAGAAAAAGAACCTCCTTATTGCCCTAATCAATTCCAGCTGCACGATGATTTTTACTCAGAGTGTGGAAGGCCTAAGTATATGCCTCTGCTGGAGACTTACAAAAAATGCAAAGAGACAGGCGTGTGGCCTGGATATGAAGAGAAAATTATAGAGGCTATTCCATACCACTGGATGAAGCCAAAGGAGGACGATAATGAATGAGATGAGAGACAATCTCCCAGCGTTGAGCGAAGAGATTGAAAACAAAATACTTGCTGGCGACTATAGTAAGTTGACCGAGGCTGAAGCTGGAAAGTTTCAAATAGCTTTATGTGATCAGCTAAAAATAAGCCACATTTCAAAGCCTTTTGATTTTATCAGAATGCAGGGGAAGCTAGTCTTATATGCTAATAAAAGCTGTACGGATCAGCTTAGAAAAGTATGGGGTGTTTCGGTAAAGGTTACAGAGAAGAGTATAGACACCGACGCTGGCCTTATAACCTTCACTGCCCTAGCTACTATGCCAAACGGTAGAACAGACGAGTCTATAGCTGTAGTGCCTTGTAAGGGTATGAGCGGTGCAAACTTGGCAAACGCTATAATGAAGTGTGAAACCAAGGCAAAAAGAAGGGTTACGCTTTCTATATGCGGACTAGCTATTACAGATGAAACCGAGCTGGACACTATGAAAGAGGTTAGCTTTAAAACTCCTTTTACTGAAATGGGCGATATGAATGAAATCCTGAATGAGGATGATGAGCCTAGAGATGTAAAAGACACGAAGCCTGTAGAGAGAACAACTACAACGGATCAAGACGCTCCCCCACAACCGGACGCTGAACCAGAAAAGCCTGCTAAAACATATCCAAAAGAAGAAGAGCGTATGAACCACGCTCCCGTTTCTCAGGATCAAATAAAAAGGCTTTTTACAATCATAGGGGCTTCGGATCTAACTCAGGATGAGGCTAGAGAGCTTTTGCTTTGCCACTTTAATTTGGACTCAACTAAAAAGCTTACAATGAGCCAATACGAAATACTCTGCAATATGATCGAGAAAGAAGACGCTGATGACCTTAGAAACTATATGAGGTGTGCGTGATGAAAAAAGGGGATGTTTTCTATGTAAATAGAGGGAGTAAAACTTTGCTTGTCACATATATCGAGCCTCTCGTTGAGATCGACGGCTTGAAAAGATTTGTGGGCGAAATCTACAATAAGAAAAGCATACCTGTGAGAAGGGTGTTTTTTAACGGAGAAGTGATCGGGGGGATCGATGGAAGACGAGGCGAAGTATCTAAGGGAAGAGATGAAAATACTAATAGCAATGATAAGGACAATAAAAAGCCGAAGGACGACTTCATGTTTGCCTGAATTGTATACAGCTATAGAGCAGGCTGCGATTTACTGTGATCATCTTGAGGGTGAAGCAATATCCGGCAAAAAAGAAAAAGGCCTCGACAAGCGAAGCCTTAATCAATAAGTATCGAGTTTGGGACTGTTTACCTATAGGAAATTTATGCCAGGATTCTATCCCGCGCGCAACCCCCTATAGGTAGAAGTCGAACCTTTTAACCGTTCCAAAGGGGGGACAATGAAATTTAAATTTAAAAAGAAAATGTTTTCTGGAGACTCCGAAAACTTAACAATGAATGTGAATGCGTTTCTAAAGCTCACATTTACAAAAGACCTTCACGACCTAGAATTGAGGTCTTTACTCATGATGGCTTTAACAGCTGAGGGTAAGTTTGATGAGACTATAGAAATGGCCTCAGAGACTTACGTTGGCAAAACATCAACAGATCCAGAGATGAACATCCCTATTATTGAAATAGCTAAATGTCTTGAGTACAAAAACATTATAGAGTTGGTGAGTGTCTAAATGTATACAGATATCCATGAAGACGATGTAATTGATATAGAAATAATCGATTTAAAAAACTACTACAGACGAGATGTAGCTAAAAATAAAAAGCTCAAATTTCATTACCATCTTACTAAAACTGATTTATTTTCTGATCATATTTTTGCTTCTTTATCCAGCATGGAGAAGATTGTTTTCATCTACTTTTTATATGAATTCCCTCGGCAAGACATCTCTCAGACTATCGAGAGAGTATCGAGTGAGGGGGAGGTGACTACCGAGTGCCTACCAAGTGCTATTCGAGTGACTATCAAGCGCCTACATAGTGCTATGGGACTGCAACGTAAGTGCGTATGGAGTGCCATAATCAGTCTTCAACAAAAACAAATACTTACAGTACAAACAGTCAGAAACACGGCCACAAAGGAAAGTAAAGTAAATGAAAGTAAAGTAAAAAAGAAAGTAAATTCATCGACCGCTAAAAAGCGTTCGATAGCTGTGGTTAATCCTCCTTCTAATCCTAAGCCTGAAGAAGAGGCAAAATTGGTTGTGGCAGAAAACCCTACCTCTCCCGTTAAAAAATCTGAGGATAAATCCAAGGGAACTGCTGTCTCCCGCTGTATAGCCAAATATTGCGAGCTCTGGGGTATGCATTACGGCGGTCCTGAAAATAAATCTCCAACTCCGACCGGATCTGATAGAGGCGGGATAAAGAGGCTTTTAAAAGATTTTAGCGAAGAGAAATTGAAAAAATTACTTGAAATCTATTTTGCTATGCCTGACTCGCGCAACGTGTGGGGTCACCACTCTTTAAAAATATTTGAGTTAAAAATTAAGGCAATCGAGGGCTTTAGTCACACAGGACGAGTGATAACTCAAACCGCTGTAATCGAGGCTGACAAGCAAGTAGAGGTAGCCCAGAAGAGCCATGAAAATTTTGCAGAGCTGGATAGGCTTTTGGAAGAGGACAGGATTAAGGCTGAAAAAGATGGCATGACTGAGCTAGAACGAAAAAAACAGGAAGCAAAGAGAATGCTTGCAGAAAAATATAGGTTACCGGAGGCGTAATGGATATAACCCACTTCAAAAATTGCATTGGCAGGATTCAAAATAATTTTAAAGGCGAGGTAGGGCCGGAATTCCAAAAAGAGCTCTTCAAACGCTACGAGGGTCTGGACAACGAAGAGTTTTACAACGTCTGCAGCCAGATCATTTTCAACCAGCGTGGCTTGCCTATCATGAAGGATTTTGACAAATACGGCATTCCTATACTCCAGCATAAAAAATTGATGGAGCTGGAAAGAGCTCAGGCGGATTTAGCTGCAGGCAAGGTTTGTCCGGTATGCGATGGCTCTGGCCTCACGACGGCTTACAAAAAAAACAAGCCTCACGCAGGACCATACGGATTCGCTTGTACAGCGAGGTGTGATGCTTGGCAGCTTCAGCAATCTTCAGCTCCTATTTTCACAGCGGCCCACAAGGATCACTTCGTAGTTTTTAGCAGAACCCGCCACGGGATTCCGCATAACGCCTGGTGTGAAGCAAATGGGCAGGGTGATTATGCTATGGATCAAAGCACTTACGATCACCACAAGGAGAGCGTAGAAAAGATCATAAAAGCCGGGCAGGATTTCGAAGAGAAGCAAAAAGCCTCCGAGCCTCCACAAGATAACTTTGCTCCACCTTTTTAAAGGGCTAAAATATTCGCGAGACCGGGGCAAGGTTCGATTTTAAATGGACTTTGGCCTATTGATACCTAACAGAAATAAAACGCGCACACGGGGCGATCTAGGGCCAGCTTAAATTGACAGCAGCCTATACATACTCTAGTATATACTACAAGGACCACATGAACACTCAAACCTGCCTGAATTTAACGCTTTCGACAAATACTCCGATCAAAAAACCAGATGGTCAAAAAGAGGAGAGCGCTATGAAAACAAAATTTCTAAGAGGTCAAAAGTTATTTTTGCTTCAAGAAGGTCGTAGATGCGTAGTCACTTATATTTGTGCTCTAACCAAAACTATGTCTACTATAGTAAATGAGGAAGGAAAGATTGAGAGCGTATTTAATGTAGAGCTTTCTGGGGATGAGAAATATGGAAACCGAAATTCAGGAAACAATACAAGATGTTCTCAAAGGAATAGTCCTTTCGCTAGTTAACAACCCATCGGACGTGAAAATCGTCCATTCAAAATCTGAAGTTTTAGATGTATTTGAAATACACGTTGCAAAATCTGATCGAGGTAAGGTCATCGGTAAGCAAGGCGTGATGGCTAAAGCCCTTCGTCATGTTGTGCTGTCTATGTGTGCAAAACATAATCTAAGAGGTATTCTAGAAATCTGTGACTAAGGCTTTTGTCCCATGTAGAGTTTTATACGTGGGGCAGGGTTAAGATTAATCCCCCTTAGGGAAGTGGTCCTCCTATGATCGCTCGTTTCACTTATTCTTTGCAGCCCCCTGCTCCACACTTGATCTAAAAAAAGTATCGACCGATGCTATTATCATGTTTCCAAAAAAGAAAAGAATAGTGAATAAAGAGCTCTTGAAAGAGTATCACCAAAAAAAATGCATTGTATGTGGGCGATTTCCAGCCGAGCCTCACCACGTAACCACCGTAGGAGCCGGAGGCGATGATGTTGAAACCAATTTAGCGGCACTCTGCCGAAAACATCACACTATGATTCACTCTTTAGGCAATAAATCTTTTGGTTGGAAATACCCGAAGTTTAAGGAATGGCTTGTCAGAATGCGACGCTTCGATATTCTAGAAGCCTATGAGTACGAGAGCTAGGGCAGGCAAAAAGGCGAGGGACGCAGGAAAGTCATTTGAAGACTTTTTTGTCGACCTCTGCTCGCTGAACAAGGTTAGAGCGGTTCGAATACCGGACGCAGGCCGTACAGTCCGCACCAAATACGGCATTCAGTTTAAAAGAGCTAAAAGCCCGTTTGATTTTTTTATTACTAAAGATGGTTTATCAGCCTGCTTAGACACTAAAACAACTCAAAATAAAACCTTTTCACATTCAAAAATAGATCAAAGCCAAGTTAAGTGGCTCGATTTCACGGGAGGCTCAATCCCTTCGGGTTACGTCATCTGGTTTCAAATTCTGGACTCGGTAGTTTTTTATAATCATGAAATACTAAAAAACTTACAGCCTGGATCTGGTTTAAAACCTGAAGATGGGCTTCACTTAGGAACACTAGCAAAAATGAAACCGGAGATGATTTTAAATGCAAAACCTTGACCTACTAAAAGCCACGGCAGCAAACATTCACCTATGCTCAACAGGTATTGATACCTTCGCAACCTACAAAGGGGAGCTGTATAGGGGGAGGACGATGAGTCTAGATTGGTTTGTGAGTTGTGAATTGATCAGGGTGTTTGAATCAGAGGTGGCTCAAGAGCTTTCTATCCAAGACAAGGACGGTAAGCTGGTTAATAATATAACATTTGCCACGGATCTTTTGGAAATATCCCCTAGCTTTTTTAATCAGGGGTATAGTCTTTTTGCAGGTAAAATAAAGGTTTTTGACCTCACCACCGAGCTTTGGAAGCGTTTAAGGGTGGTAAGGCCTGAGGTTTTACACTAGCCTTCAGGATTTAAAAGCACAGCCTCTTTATCAGCGTACTTCTCATATCTGGCCAATATTACATCAACGTATCTAGGATCGAGCTCCATCGTATAACATTTTCTATTCAGCTTTTCACAAGCGATCAATGTAGATCCAGAGCCTCCAAAAAAATCAATCACAAGAGATCCTACCGAGCTAGAGTTTCCGATTGGATATTCCAGTAAATGAATAGGCTTCATTGTAGGGTGCTCAGCGTTCCTTTGAGGCCTGTCAAACTCCCAGACCGTAGTCTGTTTTCTATCCGTATGCCAAGAATGGGCTGATCCTTCTTTCCATCCGTAGAGGATAGGCTCGTGTTTCCAGTGATAGTCTTGACGACCCATTACCATTTGGTTTTTAACCCAAATAAGGCATTGAGCCATTTTAAATCCCGCCTCTTTCATAGCTCCCCTAAAGTTGTAGCCTTCAGAATCTGCGTGGAAGATGTAAATAGGAGCGCCTGTGTGCATAACCGTGAAATAGTTAACGAAAGAGTCGCGCAAGAAATCAAAAAACTGACTGTCTTCTTTTTTGTCGTTTTCAATTTTTAGGGCATCTTTGGTTTTGCCTTCATAATCTACATTATAGGGAGGGTCTGTAAGGCATAGGGCTGCCTTCTCTCCATTCATGAGCTCTTCTACCATAGCAACGTCCGTGGCGTCCCCACACATAACCCTGTGGTCTCCTAGCTGCCATATATCGCCCATCTTCGCTCGAGTGTCTGATACCGTAGGGATATCGTCTTCAATCTCCTCTTTTGCTGCGTTGGTGTCGTGGTCTATAAAAAATTCTGTTTTAAAAGCCTCGGCGTTGATTTCTGGAAAGTGAGCAATACTAAATAACTCATCAGGCTCTATGCCGTTTTCTATAGCAAACTCATATAAGCCTTGTTTCTCAACTTTACCGTATTGAGATGCGTGAGTGATTAGGATCCTTTTTGCCTCATCTATCGATTCAGCGTGAATAAATGAAACCGGAATCTCTGGGATATTAAACCCCTCTTCTCCCATTTTTTCTAAAACCCTGCAGCGTTGGTGGCCGTCTAGTGTATACCAGTTATCATCGGACTCTCTCCAGACATTCATGGGACTTGTGAAGCCGTACTCAATTATAGAGCCCCTAAGCTTTTCATAATTCTCTTTTGATAGAGATTTAAGCTCCCCCTGGAAAGGCTTTAGCTTTTGAAATGGTATGGTCTGGGCAGACTCACATCTAATTTTTATCGTTTGCATATTTCTCATCCTCCTATTTTTGATGTGAGGAAAGGCTAACCTAGAAAACCTTGTGCTGAAAAGTATCCTGCGCAATAATTAAGGAGTTGGACGCGCTTCTAGTTCCAGGACGGATAATGGAAGGGGGCCGAGACAGCCTTGTCTACGCTATCCAACACTCTTTTAGGAGTCGACCGATGAAACGAGACCGAGATTTCGCTGCCTTTATATACAACATTTTAAATACCGAAGAGCCTGCGAACGGGGATATCCCCACCTATATCCACATAGATTTAAAGATTGCCAAGAAATTGTGCGCCCTGCATCACTTGGCTGCCGTGGTAGAAAGCGACCTAAAAAAACAGAAAAAAGATAGGGATTTCATTACGGAAGACCCCGAAACATAATAATTAGGCAGATACAAAATTCATACCCTAAAGCCCTACAAAAGTGTGTATAAACAGTGTGTATTCCATGCCTCTGGACAAACAGCCATTTTGCCTCATAAAGTACCCATACCCGGTGTATACTATAAGTGTATTTGGTTATAAAATGAGCATGAGGAATACGATGACGACTAAGAAGAAAGCAAAAAAAAAGACATCTAAAAAAGCTACTAAAAAGGTTACTAAGAATCCACCGCATAGGCCTAAAGGCAGCTATGAAATTAAGATTGAGGAGAAAGACTACAATACTGTATCAACTCTTTCAGGTTTCGGTTTCTCACAAGATGATATGGCGGTCGCCTTAGGAATGAGCAGGGCTACTTTTGTTAGAAGGCTAAGCGAGGACACTAGACTTCGTGAGGCGGTCCTGAAGGGTAAGATCCACGCTAATAACGCTGTAGCCGGGGTTGCTTATAAAATGGCTACATCTGGAAAGAGTGCGCGTATGACTCAATATTGGCTGAGCTGCCAGGCTGGGTGGAGCCAGACAAGCAAATTAGAAGTTACCGGGGCTGAGGGGATGCCTTTAAACCCGGACACAGAATTTGCAGCTAAAATAAACAAAATGACCCCTGAGGAGCTGGCTGCTTTCATCGCAGAAAAAGAGCAAAAAAAGTCTTCCTAATAGTACATACCTGAGTATATACCAGTATAATACAGTCTTGGTTTATTCCTTTACTTTATACATACCGTAGTATATACTAAGTATATACCCAATACGAGCAATACGAAGGAGAACGGGATGACGAAAACACAAATCAAATACGAAATAAAAAGAAAAGAATCAGCAATATCCGCTTTAGAAAGGTCTTTGGTAGACCTGCAGAGCGTACCTCAACTTGATTACGACAATACCGTAGCGATCATGCGTATAAAGCCAATGCTCGAAGGTATAGTAGACCTCATACATAGCCTAGAAGACGATATTCAAGAGCTGGCTATAGAGCTAGAAGACGAAGAAGAGAGGCTTTCGGCATGAATATAGAAACCGAGTTTTTTTGGCAGGTAGATGGTATCGGCACCGTTCAGGTAATAGCCGAGGGCAATATAGAATTTGAGTCCGACTACGGAGCGGACAGGGATGGAAACCGAGGGGTTCCTATGCACTACCTGGATGAATTCAATTTTAAAATATTCGGCAGAGATGACAAGGAATACACAAACCACATTCTCGCGGCGGATATAGAAGAATACAGATCAATAGAGAAATACGCAGAGGAGGCTCTTTTTGAAAGCTATAACCAGGGTTAAACACGACTTCGTTTACAAAATTAAGTTTTTTGTGAGCTCAACCTATGGGGAAGTGTTGGAGAAGAATATAAGCGAATTAGCGGATTACTTTTATCAAAAATGCTTACTGTTTTTAGCTGTGGGTTTTTTGATTGGATCTTTAGCAATGTTTTTAACCGGAATAGGTATCTACTATCTATGCCAATACACTGGAGTCATTTAATGGAAATAAAACAAGTGAAGACTTTTCAGCAGGTTTGTGACGAGCGTGACGGTTTAAAGCTAGAAAACGCGCTTTTAAAGGGCGACCTGGATAGGGCTGAAAAAAGGCTGAATGAAGCTGATCTTACGATCCTAGACTTAGTAAACCAATCGGTAGGCGACTACGATAAGGACTCCCAGGCTTACACCTACGACTCTATGTGTATGTCTACCTACGAGCACGCCCTAGTGTATTTGATCGAAAAAAACTTAATTAAAAGAGAGCAGGTCAGAAGATGAGAGAGCCAAATTACACAGAGCTTAGCTATCTGATGTCAGTTATAGCTATTTTATATTTTTTAGGGAGGACGCTATGAGCGACTTTAAACACGAAGACACTGGCAAAAAAAAGAAAATCTCAATCACTATTGATTTAGAGGTTTACTTAGAGGCCAAGAAGAAGAACATCAACATTTCTAGGGCCGCTCAAGAGGGCGTTCACCTAGCCAGCAAAGGGAAGCTGAAGGAGAAGGCAGGATGAGCGATCTGCATGATATTTTAAAAGAAATTAAAACTAGGCTTACTGACGCTGAAATGCAGCTCGCTGATGCTGTAGATGAAGCAAACGAAGCTGAAGCCGCAGCTGAAAGAGCATATAGCGAGATAGAAGACGCCTCTGCTATTATAGAAGACATAAAAGAATTTATAGAAGAAGAAATGGAAGCGGACGGGGAGGAGTAGAATGGGAGCTAAGGATATTTTCGACAATATAGACAAGAAACTCCTAGCTAAGTTCAAAACCTTCCACGCTGATAACCCAGACGTCTACAGACAATTTAAACAAATGGCCCGTAAAATGAAAACGAAAGGGTATTCTAAATACTCAGCGGTCACCATTATTCACACTATACGTTGGGAGCGCGACCTAGAGTCCAATGGTAAGATATTTAAAATAAACAATGACTTTATAGCCCTTTATGCCCGGTTGCTGATCTATCATGTACCGACGTTTGAGGGGTTTTTTGAACTACGAACGATGAAACCTTTTGATAGGCGCGAATCTAGCGAAGAGAAGTATAGAAAGACGAAAAATGAGTGAGCGTATTTGGTATGCAGGGGCTTGGAGAAGTCCTGAGTCTATAGAAAAAAAGAAGGCTGCGGATAGGGCTAGAGCCAAAAAAAGATGGGAAGACCCGGAGTACAGAAAAAAGAAAGCGGCAGCTAAAAGGAAAGCGCACGAGGCAAATCCAGAGTTGCAAAGAGAACGAAATCGCAAATACTATAATGACAACAAGGAAGTTGAAAATGCGAAAAGAGTGGAATGGTCACGACAAAACCGAGAACGACAAAGAGCTTACTCCAGGGAACTGTATAGTAGGGATAGGGAAGAGAATGCCAGAAAAGAACGAGAGCGTAGAGACAAAAGAAATCCAGACCGTGTCATCAGAAGAAGCTGTAAAGAGCTTACGGACGGGGGCATATCAATCGATGAATTTGCTGAGCGAGTCAGCGCAGCGGTTGAACAGGCTGATGAAAACTGCGGTATCTGATAACGACATGGATAGAGCAGAATCCGGTGGGGTTCGACCTGAGCACCATAGAATAGAGCAGGCCATAAAATGCGCCTCGGCTATTGCAAGCACAATTCAGACCCAAGTAAATATTGGACGTCTGCTAAAAGATGCGGCTAAAAAGCAGTAAAAAGTTGTATTAGAAAATATATTATATATACCGGAGTATATACCTAAACGAGCAATATGAGGGGTAGAGATGTATGTAGTCTTTGAAAACAAGGGCGAGATAGATATCACAGGGGTTACGGCCTTCGGGGTATCAGTTAAAAACAAAAACGACGCTATAGGGTATTTCGGCACAGGCTTAAAATATGCCACAGCAATCCTAGCTAGAGAAAAACAGCAAATGGAAATCTATTCCGGGGGTAGCACATACCTTTTTGAAACCCGAAAGCATAATGTTCGCGGTGTTGATTTCGATATGATCACGATGAACGGCAGGGACCTATCCTACACCACCGAGCTAGGCAAAAACTGGAAGATGTGGCAGGCGTTTCGTGAAATCTATTGTAACACGCTAGACGAGGGCGGATCAGTAAACGTGCTGCCAGTGAAGCCCGAACCTAAAGAGGGGATGACTTATATCATTGTAAAGGGCGAGGCTTTCATAGAGGAGTACACTAAAAAAGATTCTATAGTTTTCGATCCTAAGCATAACGATGCTATTCTAAAAACCCCTGAGATAGAAATTTATGACAAGCCTTCAAACTATATGTACTACCGAGGTGTTCGGATACACGAGCTTAAACCTCCTTCGCTTTTCACATACAACATTATAAAAAGCCAAGAGCTTACCGAGGATAGAACCTTAAAAGAGGCTTACGCAGCTGAATCATTCGCAGGCAAAAGAACGTCTATGATCAAAGACCCGGTGTATTTGGACTCGTTATTAAAAGCAGATAAGGATGAAAGCTTTGAGGGTGGTATTTCGTACAGCCACCTAGAGTGGGAGGATTTTGAGCCGAGCCCTGAGTTCATGTCCGTAGCAGAGGCGGCTTTTACAAACAACAGCGAGCTATTCAACAAGTCAGCGGTGGAGTATTTTTCAAAAGAGACCAATAAGCAGGCTAAGAGAAATCTAGTTGATGTGAAGTTAGAACCTGTAGAGCAGATGCAGCTAGAAAAAGCTGTGGATATAGTATCCAAAGTGTACCCAGACTTAAAAGCTTACAATATACGCACTGTAAATGATTTAGGGACTAGTACAATGGCCTTTGCAGACCACAATACAAATAGCATGGTCATTTCTAAAAGGTGTTTTGAAATGGGGACAAAGTATTTAGTGTCTACAATGATAGAGGAGTATGCCCACCTAAAAACGGGCTACCCAGATCACAGTAGGGGATTACAAACCTGGCTATTTGATCAAGTAACCAGCCTTATAGAAAAGCACGTTGCGAAGGAGCCAATATGAAGCAAAAAAGAATATTGATGACCGAGTCCTGGCTAGAGCCTGACATGGATTATGTAATGTGCGGTTTAACAACCTACTTTAGAAAAAAAGAAAACGATGATCGGTCATTTATAGATGAAAAAAATGCTGACTTCACATTTATAAGGCGTGACGGGTATCGAGTTGATTGTGAAGACGGTGTATGGGTTCAAAACCTTGAGTGCCCTAAGTGCTTAGGCGTTGAAGTTGGCTGGTCTCTATTTAAAGTATGCAGGGAACACGACAACTGCTTAACCTGCGGGATAAATAGAGATGATGTAAAAGAGAGGTCGATGTTTGGAGTTAAAGGAGGATCTCAATGCCACCCTTGTCACGACAGAGAAATGGCTGAAAAGAAGGCTGCTGCATTGGCTAGGGTTAATTACGAAGACTATGACGAGTGGGACTACAAATTTAAAGACGACATAGTATGTCCCTGGTGCGAACACCAATTTACTGATTCTTTTGAGTATTGCCACGATGGGAACAGCACAGAAATTGAGTGCCATGAATGTGATCTTAAATTTGAGGTAGAGCCTGACTACACTGTTACTTATTCAAGCACTAGAATAGAGGAGTCTAAATGAAACAACCCGATTGGTACGACACGGCCTGTAGAATGGCTGTTCAAATGCATAAGAAGAAATACGAAGACGATGGCCCTGATTGCGCTGAGATGGCTCAATATTGCTGGGATATAATGTCGAAAGCTAAAATTGTAGAGGTCGATGACTACAATATCACTATAGGCGAGGCTGAGATTTTCTTTGAAGCTATAATGGAAGAGTACGATGAAATTCATTTTAGCCAGGAAACAACTGAGGATATAGCTTTAGGTCTTAGAGACGGAGAGCCTGCTGTAACAATTTATAGGGGGAAGAATGAATAAAGCCTTTTTTGAGATCCCTTTCAGATGCCCCCACTGCGATGAATACCTGCACTACGAAGCTGGATTTAAAGAGGGTAACGGCTCAAAATCAGTAGGAGCTTATTGGGATTCCACTCAGGATGAAGTCATCGAGTGCGAATCCTGTGGAAATCCTTTTAAAATAAATATGCAAATGGAAATAAACGTCGAAGTGGAGATATATTTATGAATTTTTTTAGGTGGATGAAGTTTTACTTTATAAGAAGAAAAATAGATAAGACTGCGAAAGAGGCAATGATTAAAGCTAATAAAGTAGCTCGCACTATGCATGAGCTTGGCAAAACGGAGCAGGAGATTGATTTCTATATTATAAGCTACGTTCAATCCGAGGTCAGAAAGCTAGGTTATGGCTATGATATAAATATGGGCCGAGTGAAATGAGCGATGCAGATGATTGGGTTGAAGTAAACCTGCAGGTCCGAGGGTTCACAAGAAAGGATAGAGAGATCCTAGAGTATTGTGAGCCGTATATGGAATACTTCTGGGCTTCAAGGATAGTTGGTATTTTGCTTGATTGTGACTTTAAAGACGCTAAGACGGAGCTGAATAAGTTTAAGGTAATGACAAAGGATAGAGGGGAGTTTTTGGCATGAGTGATATCAGAAAGTTTATGAAATACTTTAAGTGGGAGCACCTTCCACACGACCTTCAAATGATGAGTAAGCCTTTTGAGAAAATAGCTGCCCAGGTAGTTTTCGACGTTGAAAACGGTGAGCTTGATGAAGAAGAAGCTAGAGCTGGACTTAGAAAGCTTTTAGAAGCTAAAGACTGCGTAGTTAGGAGTGCATTAAAATAGAATTTGAATTCGCTTTGTCTTAAAAGGCGTTGAGGAGATGATGACAATAACGATCCTCCCGAAAGCTGTGAGGTAATTGCGGGCCGAACCGAAGCCCTAAAGCAGCGACACAATTAAGGTTTGACGGGCGGAGAAAGTGCCGCGCTTTTAAAGGAGAAGAGTATGAGTTTATTTGGCAGTCTTTACAACTATAGAACAGGTGTGACAACAACCCATTTCGAGCTAGTAGAACGCAAGCATAAATTCAGTTACATCTGTGAGACATGCGGCAATAGGCGTACTACCACGATTGTAGAGTCAGCAACGGTAAACCCTTTTAATAAAAACGAAAGCGGTGTAGCTAAATCATGGCTTGAAGTGGTAGAGGACGTAGACACCAAATTAAAGCAAAGAGTAAAAGAAATACCTAACGGTATTCATACTTGCTCTAAGTGTTATAACGAGCATAGAGAGCTGGGGTTTAAGTATAACGATTAACAAGCGGAGAAAGATTTGCACTTTTTAAAGGAGTATCTTGAGAGACTCAAAGCTTTATAGAAAAGTATGTGAAATACACCACGGGCCTATCCCACAAGATTGGGTTGTGCACCATATAGATTGTAACGAGCTAAACAATAACCCTGAAAACCTAATAGCTATGCCAAGGCAAGATCACACGAAACTCCACGTTTTAATGTCCAGACACAATAAAATCCTATCTAGAAAGCAAATAGAGCAGTATCTAGAAACCTTAAATTTGTAGGCTACTTGATTTTTGAACCCTGAATTGTCAGTATGAAGGCAGCTCTGGAGGAAATATGAGTAATACGAAGCTGCAAGGCATATTCTTTTTTGTCGTTCTGGTCACCGTGGCCGTTTTTATATGGGAGCAAGACCTCAAGTCTTTAGCCTCCGTTTTTTTAATAGTTTCAGCCCATAGCATCCTAAACAAATCAATTTAGAGTCTAATGGACTATGAATTAGCCTTAGCAAAGGCACGCCTACAGTACCATAACGCCAGAAACAACCTTCTAGGGTTCACGTCCTATACAAAGGATAACTTTATGGTGAATTGGCACCATGAAGTGATGGGCGAGGCTTTAATGGAAGTCTTAAGAGGTGAGTGTAAAAGGCTCATGATCTTCATGCCTCCTCGTATGGGTAAGTCTGAAATGGTATCTAGAAGATTCCCGGCATTTGCTTTCGGGCAAGATCCTACCAGAAATATCATTGTGTCTTCTTATTCAGCAGACCTTGCAAACTCTATGAACCTAGACGTTCAGCGAATAATGCTAGACCAGAGCTACCTAGATTTATTTCCGAACGTACGTCTAGATGCTAATAAATTGATCCCTGGAAACTTCAAACAGCGTGAAAACTTTTTTGATATAGCCATGAAAGACGGGGGAGGCTATAAATCCTCCGGTATAGGCGGGCCGCTGACGGGTTTTGGTTTTGATATAGGAATCATTGATGACTTTATAAAAAACCGTAAGGACGCCGAGTCTGCTACCTACAGGGACGCTCTATTCAACTGGTATACCTCGACCTTCTACACAAGAAGAAACTCCGATGATGCTGCAATAATACTCACAGTGACTCGTTGGCATGAAGCTGATTTAGCAGGCAGGCTTTTAGAGCTTCAAGAATCAGATCCAGATGCCGATCAATGGAAGGTCATTGAGTTTCCTGCCATCAGAGAAATGAACCACGATTCTCCGCACGATCCACGCGAGGTGGGGGAGGCTCTTTGGCCCTATAGATACAACCTAGAAGCTTTAAATAAAATACGAATCAACTCAGGTCCTAGAGATTGGTCATCCCTTCACCAACAGTCACCTTTTACAGCTGGTGGCGGAATAGTTAAATCCGAGTGGTGGAAAATGTATGATCAAAGAGACCTTCCTAGGTTTTTTGATACCCTTATCCAGTCTTGGGATTTCACATTTAAAAAGAAAGAGGATTCTGATTTCGTTGTAGGACAGGTATGGGGCAAGAAGGGCTCTGATATATTTCTATTAGACCAGCTTAGACGAAGGATGGGTTTTGTAGAGTCTAGGCAGGCTATGATCGATATGAGCAGAAAATGGCCTAAAGCTATGACTAAGCTTGTAGAGGATAAAGCAAACGGGACGGCTATTATAGATACTCTTAAAAACTCTATGCTTGGAATATTGCCTATAAACCCAACAGAATCAAAAGAAGCAAGGGCTCACGCCTGCTCTGGTATTATAGAAGCCGGGAATGTTCACCTTCCTAGAACAGCTGACTTCACTCCTGGATTTATAAAGGAATGGACTAGCTTTCCAAACGGTACCAACGATGACCAAGTGGACGCCTCTACTCAGGCTCTGAACTATATGAACAACGACGCTGTTTCTAGACTCCTGAAGTTAACAAGCAAGTGACCGCCTGGGTTATTTGAAATAAGTTTGATTTCAAAATAGACTTTCAATATCGGAGGACGATCTATATGGGGAATGAAAAAGGGGTTCTGGATAAAATATCTAGAATTACAACAGACGGCTGGGAGAATGTTAAAACTGGTTTAGGCAGGCTGGGTAAAGATAAGCGTATGTCTGCAAAGGCTTACTACAATCTATTTACCGAGCATGAGGCAGAGCAATTATATGCTGCTGACGATATGGCTAGAAAAATAGTCGATATGCCAGTCGAAGAGATGTTCAGAGAGGGTTTCGAGCTAAAAATCCCTAAGGACAATAATAAAGTAAACGATATATTTATATCGATGCTCCAAGAAAAGGATCTTCTTACAAAACTTGAAGAGGGCGTGAAGCTAGGGCGCTTATATGGCGGAGCTATCACATATTTAGGTATTATGGACGGGTTAGAAGCAGACCAGCCAGTGAATGAAAAGAATATCAGAGGTATTGAGTTTGCTACTAATTTAAACAGACATGAGGTTCAGACTCTTAATGTAGTGGGCGATCCAACGGATAAGAGATACGGCCTTCCAGAGTTTTACCAGATTACTCCTTCTTTTGGCGGTGGAGCGGTTTCAAAGCCTGTGCACCACACAAGGGTTTTAAGATGGGACGGCCTTCATTTACCTAGAAGAATATTTATAAACAATAACTACTGGCATGATTCTGTGCTCACAACACTTGAAAACGTATTGAGAAACTTCCACACGGCACACGATTCTGTGGCCTCAACTATTGTAGACTTTAACCAGGCGGTTTTTAAAATCACAGGGCTCGCTGATATTATAGCCGCTGGACACGACGGTGTTCTACAAAAGCGTTTAGAGCTTGTTGATTCTATGCGCTCTATTGTGAAAGCTGTTATAATAGACGATGAGGAAGGGTTTGATAGAAAGAGTACAACCCTCACCGGGTTGGCCGAAACAGTTAGAACCGTTGATAATAGACTAGTTCAAGCAGCAAACGTCCCTCACACAAAGCTTTTAGGCGAGGGATCTACCGGGAGCCTTAGCGGAGCGGGTGAGTCTGAAAAGACTGATTGGTATGACACTGTAAAAACGATGCAGAACAAATACCTGGCTCCTCAGCTAGAAACCCTTACTAAATATATGCTTTTATCAAAAGAAGGACCTACGAAAGGTGTAGAACCTCCAGAGTGGAAGATTGTATTCAAGCCTATGGAGCGTTCTAGCGACAAGGATATAGTTGAAATACGTGAGAAGCAGGCAAATGCTGACGAGAAGTATTTTAATATGGGTGCTTTAGATCCTGACGAGATTAGAAACTCTAGATTCGGTGGTACAGAGTATTCTTTAGAAACTAAGCTTATGAGCAGCTCTTCTACTTTAGATAGGCCTGTACCCAAGAAGCCTGAAGATAAAGATGTTAGCCCAGGATCATAGCAACCCTGAAGATCCGGTAAACTTTCCAAAAAAGAAAGAGATTGCGGATTTTTTGGCAAGATTCTTTAAAGACGATCCTTCAAAAATATCGCTGTGGTGGATCACTCCTAATTTAAATTTTGGTGGGGTGACTCCAGCTCACCTTTATGCCTACAGACCGGACAAGGTCATTTTATTTATCCAATACGCGAAGGAGGACTTAGACGCCTATGAAAAATCTATTAGCCAGCAGAATACCACCGGAAATACGCCAAGCTCTTAGACAAAAGAAGAGGGCGGCTGAGGCCAGAGGTCGAGATTTTAAGTTAAAAACTAAGAGACAGGTTGACCCTAGAAACATAGAAAGGCAGTTCGCGCGCGAGATAAAATCCAGAGTTTCTTTAGCTCAAGAATTAGTTGAAAACGACTTCATCCCAACACTGGAAGGTAGTCTAAGGGAGCAGAGACAATTGCTCCCCACCAACGATAGCCTTTCAGATGATGTATTTTTAATCATAAACGGGATCAAGATTAGGTTCTTAGGCCTGGTCGGAGACACTGACCTTCGGGCCATACTCAGAAATGTTGGACTTGCGGTGAATGCTCATAATCTGTCACAATTTAGAGGAGTATTTAAAACGGCTCTTTCGGTGGATCCTTTTTCAAGGGAGGCATGGTTAAAGTCGCAGATTGACAATTTCGTGGAGCAGAACGTAGCCTTGATCAAGTCAGTCGATGATAGATACTTCAACGAGATTCAAGAAGTTGTATTTCGTGGAGCACGTCAGGGTTTGACCGCGAAGGATATTGCTAAGAATATAGCAGCTAGATCCGGAGTGAGTAAACGAAGGGCAGAGTTGATTGCGAGAGACCAAGTTAATAAGTTTAACGGTCAATTAAACCAGCTCAGACAACAGGAAGTCGGTGTCACTAGGTATCGATGGAGGACAAGCTTAGATGAAAGGGTGAGGTCATCACACCAGGATCGGGAAGGTAAAATATTCAGCTGGGATAAACCCCCGTCGGATGGAAACCCAGGAGAACCGATCAACTGTAGATGTTATGCTGAACCGATCATAGAGGATTTATTAGATGAGTAAAACGAGATTCGCACGATTTGATTTTAGACCTCTAGGTAAGGCTAAAAAATTAGACAATGGCTTTTTAAAAGCCCCGGTGTACGCTACCAGAACAGGCGTTTTCAAATATTTAAAAGCAGATGGCACAATCGTGAGGGAGTATCGTCCCCCACAGGAAGTTTTTAGCAAAGCATCTTTAGATTCACTCGCAGGGGTTCCGGTAACTAACCGTCATCCTAAAGAAATGGTGAATTCAAAAAACGCTAAGGCTCTCACGGTTGGCTTCACTTCAGATATAGTTAAAAAGACAGACGAGTTCGTTGAAACCTCTGTCACTATATCCCACGAAGACATGATTGAAGAAATTGAGCAAAAAGGTATTTCACAGGTGAGCTGTGGATATGTTTGTGATATGGACTTCACACCTGGCGAGACTCCAGAAGGTGAAAAGTACGATGCTATCCAAAAAAACATTGTATATAATCACCTGGCAGTGGTCGACAGGGGCAGAGCTGGTCCAAAGGTTAAATTACACCTAGACGCAGGCGATGCAGTATTGGATGATGGTCACTTTGACGATGAAAATAATAACAAACCCCAACGGGAGGACAAAACAATGAATACAGCTACAATCAAGCTGGATGGAATCGAGTTTAAAGTAGACAGCTCTGTAGCTGCTCCAATTCAAGCTGCGATCCTGAAAGCCCATGAAGATGGCATGAAGAAGAAAGAAAAGGACATGGAAGAAGAGATGAAGAAAAAGGAAGATGCGGCGCAAGCTAAAATCGATGCTTTAACTTCTGATCTTAAGAAAGCTGAAGAAGCTAAGATGGATGAAAAGGAAATCAACGCTCTAGTAGCTGCGAAGACTGCTTTCCTATCAAAAGTAACTCCTGTTTTCGATGAAAAAGATGAGGTTAAGCTAGACGAAATGTCGAACCTTGAAATCATGAAAGCCGTTTTAGTTAAAAAATGCGATGGTATTGAGCTAGAAGGTAAGTCAGAAGCTTACATTGAAGGCAGATTTGACCACGTAATGTCAGAAACTTCTAAAGAGACTAAGTCTGATGACGACATCAAAAAGGCTTTATCAAACAAAACTAAGACAGATGAAGAAGACGCTAAGATCACGACTCCTGAAGCAGCTCGCGTTGCTAACATGAAGAAGGATTCTGAGGCGTGGAAACAACCATTAGGCTTTACTTTAACTAAATAAGGGGAATTAAAAATGAGTCAAACTATTGCACCAAGAAGAGAGAATCTAGAGGGAAGAGTTGGTTTAATCGCTGAGCCGTTCGCTCCAGAAGACATCAGAACAAAAACACAAAACGCTAAATCTTATTTCGGTCACTTAGTGATCAGAGATGGCGCTAACGAAGATTTGATCAAGCATCCAGATGCTGCGATCTCTGACCTTAAACTTATCGAAGGTATCGTTGCTTCTACACACGCTGTAGAGTCTCAAAGAGACGGAGACGCTCCAAGCTATCCAGCACAAGATTCAGTAAATGTTCTTAAAAAGGGCTATATCTGGGTTGCTATCGAAGAGGACGTTGCTTACGGAGATCCAGTTCACGTAAGAATTTCTGCTGCAGGAAATGAAAAGCTAGGCGCTTTCAGACCATCTGCTGACGGAGCAAACACAACGGACATTTCATCAATCGCAAGGTGGACTAGAGGCGGATTAGCTGCTGACGGTATCGCTATCTTGGAACTTAACTTAATCTAATAGAAGGAGATATTAAAATGGATAAGAAATTTGAAAAACTTGATGCAGGTGAAAGTGTCTTCTTCGCAAGAGAGCTTGAGCACATCAAAACAAAAGCCTACGATGTAAAGACTACTAGCCTAAAAGCTAGACAAATCATTCCTACATCATTCGAAGCTGGCCCTGCCGCTGAAACAATCACTTATGAGCAGTACGACCAAGTTGGACTAGCTAAAGTTGTTAGAGATTACTCTACTGACTTCAAAGCTGCTGACGTTGTTGGTAAAGAGTTCACAGCAAAAGTAAAATCTTTAGGTTCTGCTTACCAGTACAGTGTTCAAGAAATCCGTGCGGCTGCTGCTGCAAGAAAGCCTTTAACTCAGAGAAAAGCAAACTCAGCTAAAAGAGCAATCGACCAGCTTGAGAACAAAATCGCTTATTTCGGTGAGGCTACTTACGGTCTTCTTGGCCTTTTCAACAACCCGAATGTTCCTGTTGTAGTATTGCCTAATGCTGGTGCATTTAGCACACTTACTCCAGCTCAAGCTTTAGCTAACCTAAACGCTTTGGCAAACAACCCGATCAATGTTTCAAACGGTGTAGAGACTCCTGATACTCTTTTACTTCCAATCGAAGACTACACTCACATTGCGAGCACTCCTCGTTCTGATAACTCCGATACGACTATTCTTCAGTATTTCTTGCAGAATAACCCATTCATTTCATCAGTTGATTGGCTTGAAGAGCTGAAAGACGGTGGTGGAGTAGGCGTTAAAAGAGCAATTGCTTACAGAAGAGATCCAGATGCTTTAACTCTTGAAATCCCACAAGATTTTGAGCAGTTCGAAGTTGAGCAGCGTGGAATGGCTTTCAAAGTTCCTTGTCATGAGAGAATTGCGGGCGTTCTTTTCTACTACCCTCTATCTGCGGCTTACGCTGATTTAGCATAAACCTCATGCTGGGGAGTTAGGCGCTTTATGTGCCTAGCGATAAAATGAGGGGTGAGATACCCGAACCCCGGCACCATTTTAAAGGAGAATAGAAATGGCTGAAGAAACTAAAAAGAAAGAAGCACCTAAAAAGGTTGTTAAGAAGAAAGATACAGTGACTGTAGTTGCTAAATCTTCTTTCACGCTTCCTGTAGTTAAAGAAGGCAAAGTCTTAGGAAATATCTATCTTACTGCTGGTAAGAACGAAGTTGATCCTGCGAAGCTTGAGTTAGCTAAAAAGGACAAGCGCATTGAAAAGCTCTTCAAGGACGAGTTCCTTAAAGAAGAGAAGTAAACCGAACAGAGGGGTTTAAAAAAACCCTTCTTTTTTTTAAAACAGTCTAATACGATCACGAGTATGAGGAGAAACTACAATGCTAATTAAATGGACGAAATCAAATGTTTTAACTATTCACGCTAAAGACAAAACCAACACAGTTAAGCCTATTCAGCTACTTCCAGGAGTAAATGAAGTTACAAAGGAAGACTGGAGTTTGGCTTTACAACACCCTGTCGTGAAAAGATATCTAGATGAAGAGGGTATACTTGAGGTCAAAGGGCAGACCGTAGACGATAAGCCGTCAAAAAAAGAAGGATTAGAGGATTATACTATCCCTTCAGCTTCTAAAATTATTAAAGAAACTTATGATGTAGAGCTCTTGAAATCATGGAAATTGAAAGACGACCGCGTGGGTATTGCTCAAGCTATCGACGATCAGCTTCAGTTTATTAAAGAGACTACGACTCCGAAAAAGGATGACTAAAAATGGCAGTGGGCTTTAGCGATCTACAAAAGATAGCTCCTGAATTCTCCCAAGAGGATAGTTCAAGGGTTAACTTTTTTTTAAAGATTGCTCGCAGAGGAATATCAGAAACCGTATGGGGCGACCAGTACGATGATGGTGTATTATTTCTTACGGCCCACTATCTAACAGTAGCCAACAGGAATGGCGTGGGGGGATCTGTCACCAAAGAGAAGGTTGGCGATCTAGAAGTGAGCTACTCTAGTCAGGGAGACTCTGAATTCGATACGACATCCTGGGGGAGACTATATCTGTCTATTAAAAAGACATTAGTGACTGGTCCAAGGGTTGTCGGATGCCCAGAATAAAATCAAAAATTAAAACTACTGTAAAAGACATGGGCTATGAAAAGGCTATGGATGCTATCAAGGTAGCTAAAGGACACCCTTTTGTTAAAGTTGGTGTTCTTCAAAAAGATGCAGGCAAAAAAAGGCAGGGAGATAAATTCACTCTAGCCCAGGTTGCTGCAGTTCAAGAATTCGGTTCATCAAACGGGAATATTCCTGAGCGTTCATACATCCGGTCAACTATGGATGAGAAGAGAAAAGAAATCTCTTTTTTATCTGATAAGCTTATAGGTCAAATCCTAGCAGGCAAAATGACCGTTTCTAGAGCATTGAAAATAATGGGTCTAGATATCGCAGCCAAAATAAAAGGCAAAATAACGAATCTAAGGGAGCCTGCGAACGCCCCCTCTACTGTACGACGAAAAGGGTCTTCGAATCCTTTGGTAGACACTGGAAGGCTTCGCTCTTCTATAAACTCTAAAGTGGAGGATGCTTCATGAGTGTAATGTCTTTGCTTCGTCGTTTTGGAAAGGTTGGCATATACAAGTTCACTCGGGACGTTTCGGGCCCTGTTCGTGTAAAGGGTAAGTCTGTGCCAGGTAAAACCATCCAGGCTGAGGTTGTAGCCTCTATTCAACCAGCCACCTCAGATGAAATCGTTGAGGATATTGGTGGAGAGAGAAACAAGCATTATATTCGCATCTACAGCTCAACTCCTTTGCAGACTGCGGACGTGAAAACGGGATTTAAAGCTGATGTGATTACGTTTAGAGATGAGAAGTTTGAGGTCTTAAAAGTGATGGACTGGACGCATACCCACCTATCGTTAAAGCATTACAAGTCGTTTGCTATCCTTCAAAATGAAATCGTGAGGAAGAAATAATGGCCGCTGTAGCTAAATTGAATTTTGATCCTATAAGAGATGCCCTCTATGATTGGATTTATGCCTCTATAAACGGCTCTTTAGCTGAAGACGCTGATGGAGTGATACAGGTTATTAGAGCGGAGGACGATGAGGTTCGTCCTTCAGAAGGTTTTGTAGAGTACAAGTTTCTCACATCCTTTATAAAGCTAGGTAGGGATGAGCTTAGATGGGATTCTGATCTTTCAAGCTTCTTCATTAAGGGCCAAAGAGAGTTCACGGTTTCTATAAACGTAGTGGGTGAAAAATCACACGAATGCGCTGCAGAAATCATTATGGGGCTAGAATCTCCTACGATAAGAGATGTTCTCTGCGCTGCTGGTCTAGCTTTTAGAGGGCAAGAGTCCTTTCAAGACGTGTCTCAGTTTTTAGAGACTGACCATGAGGAGCGTCAGGTATTAGACTTTAGGTTCGGGGTCACCTTGGAAAAACTAGATGCCGTGACTACAATCGATAGTGTTGAATTAACAAATAAACTAGGCGGACTGGATACTGAATTCACCGTCACAATAAACTAGGGGGAATAATGGCAAGTCTAAATCAAATTATTGACGTGCAAATAACTCGTGAGACAAGGACTCCAAGCCAAAAAGGTTTTGGTACTCCTTTACTTGTGGGGGATTCAGATCGCTTTCCAGCAGGAGAGAGAATTAGAACATATACTGATATCGCATCGGTTGAAGCTGATTTTACTGCAGGAGATACAGAAATCGTGATGGCTAGGGATGCGTTTTCGCAAAACCCAAGACCAACTCAAATCAAAATCGGGCAAGTGGAAGCTGCTGATGCAGACTACGTTGCTGCTCTTACGGCTATAGAAGCTGTTGATTCTGATTGGTATGGTTTAGCTATCGAAGACAGAACGGCTGCTGTGATCTCTGCTGTTGCTGCATGGGCCGAGGCTAGAATCATCTTGTTCGCTGCTGTAAACGGTGATGCTGATGTTAAAGCTAAAACGTCTGGAAATATACTCGAGACATTGAAGGCTGCGGCTTACGATAGAACGATTTATCAATTTTCAGAAGATACTGACAACCACGCGGCTGTTGCTCTTCTTGCTAAACAGCTTCCAAAGCTTCCAGGGTCTACAAACTGGGCGTATCAAACTCTTGCAGGTATAACAGCTGATAAGCTTACTGCTACTGAACAGGGCAATATCACTGGTGAAAATGGAAACATCTACATCACTCTAAACGACATCAACAATACTCAGTTCGGTAAGGTTGTGAGCGGCGAGAATATTGACGTGATCAGAGGGGCTGACTTTATCACTGCTAGAATCCAAGAAAGAGTATTTTTTGAGCTCATCAACTCAGAAAAGATCCCTTACACGGATGCAGGTATCACTCAAATCGATGGAAACCTGAGAGAGGTTCTAAAAATCGCAAGAGACGTGAACAACATCCTTGAAAGCTTCACAACTAGCGTTCCTAAGAAGGTTGATATTTCTACTCTGGACATTGGCAACAGGTTCTTACCTAACGTCGAGTTCACAGGTGTATTGGCTGGAGCAATTAACAAAACCCAATTCAGAGGCCGCTTAGTATTAAGTGAAGCTCAGGTATAAGGAGTAAGAAATGGCTAAAACTTTTGATCCTAAAAACGTAACTATAGTAGCTGGTGGTCACATCGTAGGCGGATACGCAGACGGTACATTTGTAACAGCGGAGAGAAACAGAGATGCTTTCTCTCTTACCGTTGGTGCAGATGGTGAAGGCGCTAGAGCTAAATCAAATGACAAATCTGGTAGAATCACTCTAACTTTGCTTCAGTCTTCAGCATCTAACGATGTGTTGAGCGGATACGCTACAGCAGAAGAATTTGTAGGCGGGGGCGGACAGTTTCCAATCATCATCAAAGACAACTCAGGAACAACTCTTGTAGAGGCTGCAACGGCTTGGATCGTTAAAAAGCCTGCTGTCGAGTTCGGCAACGAAATCAGTGACAGAGAGTGGATTATTGAGTCTGATGACTTAGACCTCTTAGTGGGTGGATTGAACTAATAACGTAACCATACGAAATACGAAGGACGAGAAATATGGAAAATGAAAAGCAAATTGATGATAAAACTTATACGTTTCACTATTGGGAGCCTGAAAAGGCTCTTGAGCGTTTGACTAAGCTTATAAAGCTAGTGGGCGAGCCTGCGGCTAAGCTTATGATTGGCGCAGCAAAGCAGAAACAAGAGGGTGGCAGCATCATGGATATGGATATGAATATAGCGTCTGATGCTATTGGCTCTCTGGCTATGAGGCTGGGGGAATCTGAAGTTAAAGGTTTCATTATAGAGTGCCAAGATCAGCTACTATGTAACAACGGTCCGATTCATTTCAACCAGCATTATAAAGGCAAAATAGGCCATTTGATGAAGGTGACTCTAGCTCAGGTAAGGTTTCAATTCGCTGATTTTTTAGAATATCTGCCCGTCCAAGGAAAGTAATACTTTCTAGAGACGGGGGTTACATGGCAACGGGCCTCACTGTAACAGCAACAGACAGATATGTTTTTAGGCCCGTACTGGCAAAAATAGCCACACTGAAGGAGATAAGGAGCGATTGGAATTTAGCTGACCTGGCCAAAGCCCACCAACTTCTAGACCTTCAAGAAGAAGCAGAAGAGTTTGATGTTAAAAAACAACAAGCTGAGACTAAAAGAGGGAAGAGATGAATTTAAGGGAGTTTGTTACTAAGTGGGGGTTCGATGTTGATGACGAGGGTTTGAAGAAACTCGACGCCTCTATAAACAATATTGAAAAAGGCTTAGACCGAGCTGCCGATAAAGCTATCAAAATGGGGAAGAGTTTGAGCCTAAGGGTTACTCTTCCTTTACTCGCTATAGGCGGAGCAACTATTAAGGCGGCCTCCGATGCAGAAGAAACTAATTCTAAGTTTGCCACAGTATTTGGAAATATATCGGATTCAGCAGATGCAACGGCTAGGAACCTATCAAAAAGCTTTGGCTTATCTCGCGTGGCTTCTAAGCAACTATTGGGAGATACAGGCGATCTCCTCACTGGCTTCGGATTTACTCAAGACTCAGCCCTCGATCTATCGGATAAAGTTAACCAACTCGCAGTTGACCTGGCTTCTTTTACTAACTTTTCAGGAGGTGCCGAAGGTGCATCTAAGGCTCTTACAAAGGCACTTCTTGGTGAGAGAGAATCAGTCAAATCTCTTGGGATCTCGATTCTTGAGGAGGATGTTAAAAAACAGCTCCAAATACAAAGGTCTCAAGGACTTACTTTTGAAACTGAAAGACAGGCTAAAGCCTATGCGACTCTTACGCTGGCGCAGAAACAATCAAAAAATGCTATAGGCGATTACGCTAGAACATCAGAAAGCTTTGCAAACAGAACAAGAAGGCTTCGTGCACGGGTGAATGACCTAGCGGTTTCATTCGGTGAGATACTCCTCCCTTTTGCAAACAAGGTGGTGGGGTTTTTAGAAAAAGCTATCGAGGCCTTGGACCTGCTAACCCCAGGAATGAAGAGGATTATTATAGTTGTGGCTGGTTTTGCTGCAGCCTTAGGCCCTTTACTTTTACTTTCTGGCTTATTCATAAAGTCTATGTTGGCTATTAAATCAGCACTTACCCTTTTATCTATTACCGGACTCAAATCATTCGCTGTTCTAGCCCTTCCTTTCCTAAAAGTGATAGCTATCGCAGCCCTCGTTATCTTGGTGCTTGATGATATTATAGGCTATTTCCAGGGTAGGGACTCTGTAACAGGGGTTATGGTGGCCGAGTTCACGAAGTTTTTTGATTTTCTATCTGGAAAGTTCATGGCTATGCCTAACCTTGTAAAGCGTATGGTGGCTTTAATGCTACAGCCGTTTAGAATATTCTTTTCTGTACTCAGAGGTATAGCAGGGGCTCTGGGCGCACTGTCGGGCGGCAGTACGAAGTTAGCGATTGAAGCTTTGAAAGGTATAGGGGCGGATATTGCGAACCCTCTCGTCAATCCTGAGAGCTCTACGCTATCACAGACTTTAGGGTTATCTAGCGCCTCATCTGTTCCGGTAAGATCGACCGCGGCAGCAGGGGGCACTCAGAACACTACAAACCAAAATGTTACGGCTCCAATCACTATCAACGTGCCTGAAGGTACAGCAACAGACCAAGTCGGTCCTGCGGTTCAAAAAGGCGTGAAAGAGGGGATTGCGGATCTACTAAGGCAAACTCAACGTCAAACAACAGGAGCGGTGGTAAACTAGTATGGCAGCAATAACGCTATTATTTGGGCAGCAGAAATTTAAGACCACTATAGGGGCTCTAAAACTAGATGCTGCAATTAGTGTCACACACGATGCCACCTCCCAGGTTTCTAAAAACCCGGTTGAGGAGGGATCTGATATTTCAGACAATATAAGGCTAGAGAATAGAACGCTTCAAATAGAGGGAACCATAACGGAGACCCCTATTGTTCTTCTAGGCTCTGCTTTCAATATATTCACAGGAGCAGCAACAGGTGTTGGAGAGCTTACCGAGTTTGGAGATTTCTCACAGCAAGCCTTAGCTGCAGGCCTTGGATCTATTTCCGGATTGATAGCCACTAGAAATGAAACGGATCTTCTGTATCCGCAAAAAGCTTTTGAATACTTGATGGAGCTTAGAAACAACAGGATCCCTTTTAACGTAAGAACAAAACTCCAGGTTTATAAATCTATGGTTTTGACTAGGCTAAATGTTCCACAAACAGCTGCGGTTGGTAGGCAGTTAAAATTCTCTGCCACTTTAGAGCAAATTCAAATAGCGAAAACCGCTTCAATCGTACTACCAGAGCGGAATACGAAAAATGCACCAGGTGCTACTAAGAATCAAAACTTAGGTAAGAAGAAAGGCGTTGAGGCTTCTGAGTCAAATAAGACTCTGGCTAAAACCGCTCTAGATAAAGTGAAGGGGTTATTCTAATGGCAGTTTTTGAGCTTCCGGTAAGATCGGACATCCCAGCTTATCAATTCAGGCAGGAGCTAGACGGCTCCGTTTACACTTTAAGATTTAGGTGGTCCGAGCGTTCTTGTCGCTGGATCATGGATATAGCTGACGAGCAGAATACGGACATTATAGTTGGTCTTCCTATCCATACGGAGAGGGATGTAAAAAGCCGATTCGTTGGAGAGGGAGTGCCTCCTGGAGATTTCATATCTCTAGATTTGGCAGGAAACCAGCGAAGCCCCGATAGAGACACCTTTGGAACCGACGTTAAACTATTCTACCAGGATCTGGAGGGATAGATGGCTCAAGATATTTTATTTAACAGGTTAGCTCGTTTACGGGTGGGGGAGCTCGGAGGTGAAGGTCGTGACCTGTCGGGCCTCCGTGTTTCTTTTTCTGTTGCTAAAACATCTGAGTCTAATTCAAACGTGGCTAGAATATCCGTTTATAATCTAAACCCGGATTCTAGAGCCCTTATGGAAACCCAGCCTTTATCTGTTATTCTAGAGGTTGGTTATAGGCAAATAGAGGCTAACGAGTTTTTAGAAATTCTAGCTGTAGGGGATGTTAAAAGGGGCAAGGTAAAGCATGAACGCCAAGGCGCTGATTGGGTTACTACCCTAGAAATAGGTGATGGCGAAATAGCTCTTCAAGAAAAGATTTACAATAAGGCTTTCGAGCCTGGTGCGTCTTTAAGAAAGATCATGTCCGACGTTGCTGGATCATTTGGAAAGCCTGTTGCTAAAATAATAGGCTTGGAAGACAAGACATATAACTCTAGTCAAACATTCTCAGGCTCTTCTAAAGATGTTCTGGATAATCTTACAAAAGAAGCTGGCCTGGAATGGTCTATCCAAGACGATGAAGTTCAAATACTAAAGCCTGATGGGAATACTACGGACGAGGTTATCGTTCTAAACTCAGCAACGGGCCTTTTAAACTCTCCAGTGAAAAGAGAGCAAGGGGTAGAATTTAAAGCCCTTATAAATCCATCTATACGTCCAGGAAGACGTGTGAAAATAGAATCCAGAGACTTAGAGGGCGTTTATCGTGTTAGAAAAGCTACTTTTAACGGCGATACTCACGAAGGCTCATGGACTGTAGATGTGGAGGCTATATGAATAACGAAACTCCATCTATGGCTAAGGTTTTACAGGATGCTATAGACAATAAGCTCTGCGACCTGCATACGGCTATGCCAGCAGAAATACTGGAATACGATGCCGAAAAACAAACAGCTAAAGTACAGCCTCAATTTAAAAGAAAGTTTATAGACGGCTCTGTAGAAAGCGTCCCTACTATTTCAGGGGTGCCTGTTATTATGCCTAGATCAGGTAAATCTTTTATAAGCCTGCCTCTAAAAAAAGGGGATCAGGTTTTTTTAATATTTGCTGAACGCTCAATAGAAAACTGGAAACAGTCAGGAGGAGAGGTTGATCCGTCCACCGAACCAAGGAAACATTCTTATTCTGATGCTTTTGCTATTCCAGGTGGTTACCATTCTGGCAATGCTTTCGCTGGTGACCCGAACAATATAATTATTAAAAACGATAAGGCTGAAATAACAATTTTGCCTTCCGGTAAGTTTAAAATAGGTAAATCCGGGGGCGATGAGCTTCTAGATTTAATTTCTCAAGTTGTAGATGCTTTAGCAAAAACGACCACGAACACTATGATAGGACCTCAAAAATTAAATGAATTCGCTACCTTTGCTCAGTTAAAAGGCAAGATAGACGGTTTGAAAGGATAGGATATGCCATTAACACCACCAGCAGCTTATGGAACACAAATGCAAGCGGCTCTTAAACAAGCGGCAACAGACGCCGGGATAGAAGCCGGATCTGAAGTGACGGATGCTCAACTAGCAAAACTTTTTGAAGCTATGGCTACGGTTAACAATGCAAGCCTAGCTGGAGCTGAAGTGGCTCCTGGAACTTTCGTAGCCCCTCCTGGAATGGCTGGAGGGCCGGTAACAGGTATCGGTGGAGGTATTGTGTGAATATAGGAATAGATGTTGAAGGTGATTTAGATATCCAAAACGGCCAGCTAGTTTTAGTTGGCGATCTTTTTGCTACTCAGCAGCGAGAAATAAAGGAGCATATCGAACAACGCCTTCGTACTTTTTTTGGAGAGTGGTTTTTAGATACCACTTTAGGCATTCCATACCTAGAGGAGGTGTTTACAAAGCCTGTAGACGTCTCTTTTATCGAATCACTTTTTATTCAAGAGATTTTAGAAACCCCTGGAGTGGTCAGGATTCAGGATTTTAATATGGATCTAGATAAAGAAACACGAAACCTGATCGTTACACCATTGAGAATTGAGTCAACGGCTGGTGTAATCAATTTTGAAACATTGGAGATATAAATATGGCATTTGGAATCACACCTGAAGGTTTTAACGCTAAGAGGTTGGCGGATATAAAAGAAGAGCTTGATAATAAGTTTAAAAGCGAGTTCGGGAGCTCTATAAACCTAGATGCCAGAGGGCCGTTCGGTCAGCTCATAGGTATTATGTCAGAAGAGCTTTCTCTGCTATGGGAGCTTTCTGAGTATACATACAACTCCCAATTCCCTGCCACAGCTCAGGGAGCGGGTGTGGATAACTCTCTTGATCTTGTAAACCTGCAAAGGAAAGTGGCAACTAAGTCAGTCGTTCAGCAAACATTTTATGGGCTCGTTGGAACTGTTATCCCTGTAGGGACAGAGGTTAGCCAGTCTATAGATCCTAATACTATATTCCAAACGGTTATCGCCGGGACTATTTTAGCTGGAACAGGCCAAAACAATAAGCAAGATATTCAATTCTCTTCAGTGCCAGACGCTGGAACATTCATTATAGATTTCGACGGAGAGCAAACGGCTCCCCTGGCTTTTAATATTACGGACGCTCAGATAGAAACCGAGCTAGAAAACCTTTCAAATGTAGGGGCCGGGAATGTATCTGTTATAGGTGATTTCACTGCCGGGTTTATAATCATATTCCAGGGTTCATTAGCTGAAAGTGCACAGCCTCAAATTACTATTCCATCAAATACTTTAACCAATAGCTCAAACGCTGTAACAGCAACGCCACTTACGCTGGACGCGGGATTTGAAACGAATGTTACTGTAGAGGCGCAATCAACTGAAACCGGTCCTGTAGACGCTCCAGCGGCCTCATTGAATACACTAGATTCTTCTATTGCAGATGTTTCCAGTGTTACGAACATTGAGGATGCTGTTTTAGGTACTGACATAGAATCGGATGCGGACGCTTTGGCTAGAAGGTCAAACTCTCTAGCTGCCCCAGGGCATACAACTATCCCAGCTATTAGAGCTGATTTACTTCAAATAGACGGGGTTGTAGCGGTTAAAATATTTGAAAACGAAGATAATGTCGTCGATTTAGCAGGTAGACCGCCTCACTCATACGAAGCTGTGGTTCAGGGCGGAGACCAGGACACTATATTTCAGTCACTGCTAGATTCTAAAGGTGCTTCTATTCAAACCGTAGGAAGCCTCTCTAAAACCTTAAAAGACGTTCAGGGCTTTGATAAAATAATTAGATTCTCAAGACCGGTTGATGTGCCTATTTATCTATCATTTAACGTGAAAACAAACAGTCTCTACCCTGTAACGGGCGACGCGCAGGTTGCTGCCGCTCTTTTAGCTTTCGGCGAAGCTCTAAATATAGGTGATGACGTTGTTGTATTCCCACAATTAGTTTGTGCTCTAAACGATATTCCGGGTGTAATCGATATAGAAATCAAAATAGCGACAGCGGATTTTGTAGCAGAGAGCACTCAGGTTGTGACCTTTATTAACGATGCTACCGATCTAAGGGTTGAGGCTCCTCTTCACGGTTTATCTGTTGGGAACAGAGTTAAATTCTCTAATACAGGCGGCACTCTACCTTCCGGTCTAGCTCCAAACACTGTTTATTACGTTCTAGAAGCTACTACCAACAACTTTAAAGTCGGGGTGGATAGGCTATCTGACAAAATATCATACCTAGATGGTGGATCAGGAACGTCCAGCATAGAAATAGGCGGGTTTGATGAAAATATTAATATAGCAGACAATGAAAGAGCTGATTTTGACAGCGGACGAATTACGGTGACTTCTTTTTAAGGAAACGAATAATGGCTATTGAAAAAATCACAGATTATAAAGAGCGGGCCTTAGATAGGCTCCTCCTTCAGTTTAAGGATAAGCCTAATTTTGAATCTATATTGACTATATTTTCAGAGCAGATCCAGGAGCTTGAAACTATATTTTGCCAACTAATAGAGCAGAGAAACCTTAATACAGCTACCGGACAAACCCTAGATTTGATGGGTACTATTGTCGGGCAGGATAGATTGGGTTTTGATGACACATTCTACCAGAGTCTTTTAAAAGCCAAAGTGGGGGAGAACACCTCAGAAGGCGATATAGATAAAATCATTACAATCGTCCAGTTTTTAACGGGTGCAAATCTAGTCGACCTTCAAGAGTGGTTTCCTTTAGCTATTGGGATAGGGATAGACACTGAGCTAGACCCTGATTTGATAAACTTCCTCTACGAGCGTTTAAATGCTGTTGATGTAGGTGGAGCGAGATTAGAGCAAATATGGTGCTTTGACCCTCAAGAGGGTTTTGCCTTTGATGGTAACCAAACAAATGCGTTAGGATTTGGAGATATAAACGATTCGAATGAGGGAGGGCTTTTTGCTGGAATTCATTTGAAAGATAAACCAGATTTTGCATTTGCTTCTGAGTCTGGTGTGGACAGCGGTGACAAAGGCTTTTCTTCAATAGAGGATGTCTATGTCGGCGGATTTTTAAATGGATTATAAATAAGGGGATATGAAATATGGCAAAACCTACGAGTAAAATAAACTGGACGAAGGGCAATCCTTCCCAATCCACGATTTCTGTAGAGCCTTCAACAGGCAAGAAAACGGCAGGGTGGGGAGTAAACGAAAGACCTCCGGCGCAAACATTTAACTGGCTGTTTCAAAACATTTGTGAATGGATTGATTTTTTTGAGGAGGAAACAGATGCGGTCGCGGCTAATAGAAATGAGTACGATGCTGTGGTGGGAGTCGATGGCACTCATGCAACTATACCTGCTTTATTGGCTGATCCAAATATTGCTAGTAAAAAGAACATTCTGGTCACTGATCCACAAGCTCTATCTTCACCTGTTACCATAAACCAGCCAGATATGAACTTTACATTCAAGCCACAGGCTTTGATTTCAAAGGTTGGAGTGAACAACTCAGCAATAGTTTTAGACGCTCCTAGAATAAGATTTAGAGGCGCTAGGTTTTCTGGATTTTCGGCTGGTGGTGATATTGCTTTACAGCTAACAACGAATGCGAACTATTGTATGATCCAAGACAACTACTTTGTAAATTGCGACACTACGATAGATGACCAAGGAAGCCTGAACAGTCTGACATCAAACATAGAAGAGGTTTAATATGAGAAATATATATAAAATTTTAGCAGGACTTACCCTTTTTGCTTGTATTGCTTACGCAGCAGGTGTTCCACAGAAGTTCGCAACGGATGTTCTACAGTTTGGAATAAGCTCTAGTGCAGACAATAAAGAAATTCGTTTTGACGTTGGAGACGGCGCTACTAACCCTAAGTTGAAAACAAGCGTAGCAGATAAGAGACTGGCAGTTTCAACAGATTTAGTTGTCGAGGGAAACGGGGTTTTATTAGGAGACGGCACAAACACTACTGATAAATTGTTTGAGGTAGATGCTGGACTAGCTGGATTGAATCCAAAGCTTAAGTTTGATTTTGCAACTCAGGCTTTTCAATTTGCAAACGACGGGGTTAACTTTAGAGATATAGGAGCGGGTTCTGGAGCAGGAGCAGGTTTTAACGTACTACAAGACGTTAACCCTGATTTTGAAGCTGGAGATCCGCCTAAGGATTGGGTTACTACCGGACTAGGATCATTCACAGCTTTTGTATCAGCTCCCCTTTTTGGTGAGCAATCTGCGGTTTGGAACCCTGGAGCAGGTGCTGAAACAGTAGGATCGGCTATAGTACAAATCACTCCGGGTATGGTTTCAAGATCATGCGCTGTAGCTTTTGACTATACTTTCGTGGGAGGAACTGAAGGGCATATAAACGTAGAGGTTTTAAGAACAGGTAGCGTTAGTGAAACATTGGTTTCAAGCGTGGTTCCTGTAGCTGAAACGGCAAAACCCTTTATTCAGTTTTTCACTTGTCCTGATAATCCAGCAGACAGCCTTCAGTTTAGATTAGTTTCTACAGACGACGCCGTTCCTTTTGTTTTTGATAACGTATTTATCGGAACCGGGAGAGCTGGTTTTGCAGGGGAGTCTGTAAAGCAACAATCAATGTTTGGTACAGGAGGGAACAGAACAGGATCTGGAGATGTTTTAAATTTTGTAATTGCCAGAAACACAGGCGCCGTAGACGAGCTTTTTGTTTGGTCTGGAAACTTTATCACGGCTGTTGTAGATCATTACGCTACAGTTTCTTACCATCACAACTCGCAGCAAACTTCAGCTGGTGCTCAAATATTAGAAGGCCCTGGAGGGTCTCAAGTGTTACTAGCGCAAGATAACTGTGCGAATAATACTTTTGACTGTTCAGCTTCTTGGAGTGGTCTTGTAACTGCCGGACAAATTATTAGGTTCGCGACATCAAATGATATGAGTTCGGGTGTGTTTTCATATACTGCGACGCAGGTTAAGCCGACGGTAAAAGAAACTTTAAACGTAGAAACTTCTGGAACATTCTTTAGGTCTTATATTCAGGCTACAAATAGCTCTGATATATTCCTGCCAGCTGGCGCAGCTACAGATGAAAATCTTTCTAGCTCATTTTTTGAAATGGTTGATGTGGATGGAAACGTAGACATTGCCTGCGACAACACTGAGGTGCCAAGTGGAGATACCTGCTCAGGAGCTGAAGACTTAGGCTTTGCTTTCATTCCTGTAGTATCCGGAAACCATAATGTTTGTTTTAATTTTCAGACAAAGGTTATCGGTGCAGCCGCTCAAGGTGTTTTAAATCAATGGCAAATGGATAGAGTAAACGCTTCTACTAATACGGTTATTGAAAGAGGTTTGGTAACTGCTTCAAACGGTGGTTACGATTCAGCTTCAGGATCAAGTGACTACTACGACGAAATAGATTTTTGTAATATTTTTGAGTTAGAAGCCGGAATAAAGCACACTTTTAAATTGAGCCGTACTACTTCAGTTATCAACAACGCTCCAAACTCAAACAGAGTTTTAAGAGTTGGTGATTCTGTAAACGGTTTAGAAAAGCTAATGACTATAACGGTTAGAAATATAGACCAGCAAGTTCCAAGCCCTGTTTTTAAAGATGTTAAGGACAGTCTGCAAGGAAAGCTACAAGCCTCTAGGCCTAATATGGTTGCTTACGCTTGTGGAATAGTAACAACAGCTCCAGTAACCTTTGATCCTGATCAAGATAACTGTGAAGACTGGATTCAAAGCTCATCTAAAGTTGTAGCCGGGAATGTAAACTACACTTTTATTCCTGGGATATTTGGAAAGCCTCCTACTTGTGTAGGATCTGCGGTTGTTTCTGATTCAGATACTCAAACCCTTTCAATCCAGGGTGTATCAACTACAAATATGCAAGTCTTATCGAAAACAGATAACAGTGGTTTAGCTGATATGGGTTACTCAATCATTTGCTACGGGGAGAAGTAATATGAAACTTTTTACAATAACATTTATTTTAGCGTTCGGGTTTTCTGCTTTTGCAGGAACCTGGGCTACTCTAGAAAATAGAAATACTGTTTATACAAAAAAAGAAGTTTGTGAAAATGTATCGGGTGGAACCTGTTACGATTTCTCTACAAAAGACTATCGCCACTATGATGAGGTGACTTCTAGCGTAGACGATCTTTCAAAGCCTCTTTTTAAAGAGAGGTATAAAGAGAATTCTTGTGCGGATGCTGTTGATTGCGGTGAAAAAATAGACGCTTTAAATCTTCCAGATGGAGACTTTTCTTCATACTGTGACCAGGGCGCTGAAGATTATATTACTTTCACAGAAAACGAAATACTCCCAGGATTTAGCTATTACTGTACAGGAGTAATAGGGTATGAGCAGAAGGTTCAAAAAACTCTAGTTTTAAACACTAGTAAAAAGAACGCTGCCGACGCTGAAGATACTGCAAAGGCTGTAAAAGAAGGTGCACTGAAAATTATATCTAAAAATATTACTTTTGGTAAAAACCTTAAAAAAGAGATAGCCCTTATAAACACTTTAAGAAATTTAACAGAGGCTCAAGTTAGAACCTTCGTTGATAACTTTGAGAGTATAAACAGGCTTCTGGACGCTGGCGCTATAAAGACTGCAAAAAACTCTATTGAAGGCCTTACTCCAGATGAGGATCTTTTAAGAGAGGCGGATAAAACTAAGATTTTAAATCTTATAAATGAGTATCTGGTAGCTAACCCTCAGTAATGGAGAATCGTGAGTTTTATCAGATAGTCGGAATAATAATAGGGATTGGTATAGTCACCGTCCCTATTCTCCGTTATTTGATAAACAAATGGTTTGAAAAAGAAAAAGAGATTGTGCTTTTAAAAGAACAGCGCAGGGCTTTAGAGTTTCAATCTATACGCGATGATATAAACGGGCTGGGTAATAAGCTAAGAACGCTCCAGAGATCACTTGAGCACTATGAAAAGCTTACTGTTAAAATGGATTTTAGTGTCCAGGAGGCCCTCAAACTATTTAATTTACACAAAGAGCAGGTCCAGTTACTGCATGATGATCTAGAAAAACGGGTGAAGAGTATAGTTCATGATGAAATATTCCGACTTAAAAATAAAACTATTATAGAGGAACCGGATGGCCAGTAAGGAAACTTGGGACAAATTAAGACATTTTTCACCTAAAGAGGGGAACTGGGGTGACGCCACGAAGATGGATGATGATTTGCTTCTTATTTTGGATGATTTTAGGGCTACTATTGGGTGTCCTGTATTCATCTTACAAGGCAATGGGGGTCGCCACTCAGAAAAGTCGTGGCACTACGTTGAAAATGGATCAAAGGCTGTAGATATAATTATACCTGACTGGAAACTACATCCTATAGACCAGCTTCTTATGGTTTTTAGATTTCCTTTTACAGGCATAGGGTACTATCCAGACTGGCAATATTACGGAGCTAAATGCGGTGGCTTTCACCTAGATGTTAGACCATTAAAAGACCAGGGGGATGGCACTCTAGACTATAGGCACAATAGATGGATGGGCGTTAATGATCCAACAGGAAAGCAAATCTATATTCCAATGAACTACGAAAATATTTTAACATATTCAAAAAGGAGAATTGAAAATGCTAGACTTTTTTAGAGAGCTTTATGTTTATTTAAAGGGCAATATTGTTGCGCTCACCTTTATCGTGACCACTCTTTTTACTCTTGCTGAGGCAATCGTAAGGCTTACGCCAACAGAAAAGGATGACGGGGCTGTAGAGCGTGTAGGAAAGGTCTTGAGAAAGATCGCCGACTTCTTAAAGATTCCAAATGTAAAAAAGAAGCCTAACACTGTTATCACTCCAGAAGGTCAACACTCACCAAAGCAGGACTAAATGTCTAAGCTTAAGAATCTATCTTGGAAGACAAAGCTTTTTGACTGGGTCAAGAGGCTTTTGCCTATCGTATTCTTGATATCGGTAATAAGATATTTGAGAAACAAGTTATGGGTTCAAAAACGAAAAACGGAGGAGTGCGAGCTTGAGAACGAATACCTTACAAATAGAATCGATGTTGAAGAAGCTAATCGTGATAAGTCTGATGCTGACATTGTTCGGGACGCCTTACGCGAAGGCCGCGAACTTAGAGAACCCTCAGTTCAAGATTCGGAGAGCTGATCCTGCTGGACAGCTTTGTTTAGATCAATACGAGCTTAAAGACCTTGCAACTTATAAAAAAAGCTGTGACGTCTGCAAGCGTGATCTCAAATCAACTAGAAATGCTTTAGATAAATGCTATGCAGGTGGACCAAAAAAGAAATCATGGCTGGCTGACCGTAGAATTGTTATAGGCGGCTTCACCGTAGGAATTAGC